GGATTTTCTAACCATAACTGAGTTATTCCAGGTTGATATGCTCCGTACATGTTTAACAATGATGTCCAAAATAGATCAGTATCTGGATTTACTGGGACATCTAAATCTGTGTTTGGTGTATCTGCTGTAGTTGAATCTTGCGGCAATAATTGTATTGTGTTGCCTATATACAACAACTTATAACCATATGGTGAAAGTTTTTGTCTGTTGCCTAATAACAAATTGTCATCTTGCATTGCTTCAAGTCCTTTACCATCAAATATAGAAGCAATGATTTTGTGAACAGCACCATATTTTTTGAGTTTAGAAGATGTTGTTAACCATATAGGTAAATAAAACTTCCAAGTCATCACATCAATTGGATTACCTGTTCCCATAGGAATAGAACGAGATGAGAATGTTAACCCGTCCTGATATACAACTGTTAATGATGTCCAATCAACAAAATTATCAGTGCTTTGAATTTCTAAACTTGGATTAAACAATGTTCCTAACTGTTCTATCAATTCTAATTTTTGATTGTAGTTAGTAGTCCAAAAATCAACTTGTATTCTTAATGTATATGGTACAGGCATTAGTTTTTCAACTGTAAAGGCCTGCCCCTGTGTTGTCTCATATGAAGCGGTACCATCATCGTATGCTCTTTGTCGAATGTTTTGTTTTTCAACGAAGAAGGGCTCCTGTGTGCGTCTCTGATCATATTCTAGTCCATTGATAAAGTATGTACACATAGGTGCTGATGGTAGATTACTTGCAGAGTTGTTTGCAATAATATTTGCCGCTTGTCTACTTGCATCGCCATATTGTACTGGCACTCTAACTAGTATATCATTTCCATTAGGATCTTTTCCTTTAGTGACATACCAATTACTAAAGATTTTAGAAAACTGTAGAAGAAATCTTCTTATTTGATTATCGTAAAAATATTGTGCCATAAGTTCTAAGTCCCGTCACTCGGTGGATTATCATCAGGTGTTAAGTCTAACAAAGAACTTAACGGTTGAGCAGACGAAACGTTTGCCCCATCGTTATTTACATAAATATTAGCCTCGTTATTAATAAATCCAGATTGTAACGATTCATCAGTTGCTGTAAAGCCTGTAGTTGTTCTGACATTTTCATCGACTCTTAACCAAAGAGTACCAGACCAACGATATAAAACATTTGGAGAATAATCTATTCTTAAGAAGTAATCACCTACATTTGGTGATGCTGGGAATGCAATACCTGCTCCTGCAGGTAGACCATTTGGTGCTGTGCCATCACCAGTTAAGTAACCTGATGTGTAACCAAAGTCACGTGGTGTTGATCTTGCTATGTATTGGAAGCGAGGATCACAGTCAGCACGATAGTCCATTGTATTCGGACCATATGGCTCAGTACCTGTGAACCCTGATGCATCTGGATCTTGGTCTGCTGTTGCGTAAGTATTATCAGCAGTACCATATGGACCTACTACAGGTCCTGAGATATCTACAGTTAAGACTTTTGTGCCTTCCATCTGACCTGAACCTGAACCTGTCGGAGACATCTCTGGATCTTCTGTCAGTATAGACAAGTTTGCTTGTACAAACTTATCAATCATTGATTCAAGGTCGATGTCTTTTTCTTTAATTTTAGATTGCATAACATCCATCACTTCTTTTGGTATTCTAATACCAGATGATGCATATTTGTATTTGTCACTACGCATAGTAACGACTGAACCAGTACCACTAAGTGGATTATTACCAGGCATCCATGAACGAACATCTGTTGGCGGTGCTGGTTGATTGTACTTGCCAGATTTAACACCGTTCTCTTCCCATACCCCATAACCAGGTACTACATATAATTTAGATGTATCATAACCTGCTTTTGGTACAATTCGTTCTGCTTCTTTTAAGTTAGCATCATTGATACGAACATTTTCATTATATCGACCAAGTACGTCTTTTAATGTATCTGTTACATCTAGTTCCCAATATAGATCAGGTGTAGTTGCATTTGGTTTAGTGCCTGCTGGTACTTCTTGTAGTGTTTTGTAATTTTTGTCACCGAATGAGACAACATATCCTGCAGGGTATGTTTTATCTTTGTCCCAATCACCAAGATAATTGTCTATATCAGTTGGCTGTTCTAAAATATCTGAGAACTCTTGGCTGTCTACTAGCATTTCACATTTGATACGCCACATATGTGGATACCAAGTCTGTGAGAATCCTTCACTTGCATAGTTAGCATCTGTAATCTGATAGAATCTTTTTAATGCAACTGGGAAAGTTTCTTTAAGAGGATTATAATCTAGTAAGTGAGGTAGTTCGATAACATCTCCTACCATCATCTTTCGACCTAAGATATCAATCATGTCATTATAATGAACTGTGATAAAAATAGTGTCATTACTTAAGAATAAGCCAAACTGACTGAGATCAAAGTCTAAGTTTTGTACATTGTAATGCCCACGTAATCGATATATATCTTTGGCATATTTACGATCTCTGTTCTCTAAGAACAGTAAGTCTTGTATGTTTGTCGGTTCTAGTTTATCATATTGAGGCTGAGTAAAGTCTGCTGATGGACCTTGATCGTCTGGACCCAAATATTTATGAATGTACAAATCGGTACCGCCAACTGTCAGTTGTTCGGAAATGATCTTGTCCATAAACTTGTAGTCACTTTGTTTTTCGGGACGGTATAATGATAATCTTGGCATAACTATATTTATCGGAATCGGTTCATTGTACAAATTCTGGGCAATTGGGTAAATAAAATATTGCTTTTTAGATTTAAATGCTATATACTTCTATCTTGCTAAAAATGACACAGATAAAATTGGAGACAAAATGGCTAGACGGAAAGTAAAAACAGTTTATCTCACGCCTGAACCTAAATGGGAAAAGTATAAAGGTATCACTGACGAAGATGCACGAGAAAAGGCATTCCAAGATGCCCAATACTTTATCCGAACCGAAATTAGCGATAAGAAAAGATTGGTTCGTTGTAAATCATGGATCAAAAAAGATGCAGGCTGGCCTACTGAAGAAGTAGAAATCATTCTCAGAAATCCAGATTGGAACTTTAATGGGACTGCAAATTCAATTTGGTTTTTAGATAAAGTGGGTTACATGCCACAAAATCATATTAGCCATATTGCAAAACTCAAAGAAGAATGGATCGAAAAAGGCGAGAAGATTGCTAAAGTCAAAGAAGAAAAAGCAAAAGACAAACCTAATCGCCCTTCTATCCAAGATATAATGAAAGATAAATTACTAGAGGCTGGAGGAGAAATCGATGGTCTTATGGATGAGTTCTTTGAAGATGAGATAAAGATTGACGATAAGTTTAAAAGCAAAGTCTTACAAATTTTACACAAGTACAATCCATTAGCAAATCATATTCCTCTATTGACCTCAACCTATGATAGAGAACAAAAAGAATTTAAAGAAGTAATTGAAGGTAAAGATGAACAGTTAGTTGAAGCATATAGTCACTTTAGTAAAAAGAAACTTAAAGCAACTGTTGGTCTTTATGACACAGTAAATGGTGTGTTGAACTCTTATGCTACACTTAAGATTAAGTCTAGGGCTAAACGTAAGACTAAGCCTATCACTCCTGAGAAAGCAACACAGAAGTTAAAGTATCAGAAACGTTTTGAGTGTGAAACAACAAAACTTACACTAGAAAGCATCAGACCAACAGAACTTCACTTATGTAAAGAAGCATGGGTCTATGATACTACGAAAAGAAAACTGCATCACTACGTTGCAGATAGTATGAGTGGAGAAATGTTTGTAAAGGGTAACACTTTGCATGGATTTGACAAGGCAAAGAGTGCAATTAAGACTTTACGTAAACCTAAAGAGCAACTTAAAGAAGTTATGGGAAGTAAGCCAGCCGCTAGAACTTACTTTGATAAGATTAAAGCAGTAGGCATCAAACCAACTGGTAGATTTAATGATTCTCTTATTATCTTAAAGGCTTTCTAAGAAGATAAATACTCATAACAGGAATTTATCTTATGCCCGCAAACGAATTAGCAGTACCAAACAATCGAAACCTTGAACAACTAAAAGAGGCCATGTTTGAGAACCTGCGTTTCCGATTAGGTGAAGGGATCATTGACTTAGAATTAGATCCAGAGCATTATGAACAAGCATACAACTACTCAGTATTAACTTACAGACAACGTGCAGAAAACTCTGTGCAAGAATCTTATACACTGCTGACAGTAGACAAAAACCAAGACACTTATACACTGCCAACTGAATTCATTAACGTCAGACAATGTTTCAGACGTACAATCGGACTTGAAACAGGGCCAGGTGCATCGTCATTTGATCCATTCTCATCTGCTATTCTAAACACTTACTTGTTAAACTATAACTATGCAGGTGGACTAGCAACGTATGACTTCTATGCAGGGTATGTAGAACTAGCCGCTAGAATGTTTGGTGGTTATGTTATCTACACATTTGATCCTGTCACTAAAACAATTCGATTTGTTAGAGACTTTAAAGGCTCAGGTGAACAGATTCTTATTTGGGCTGATGTTACTCGTCCAGAAACAACATTACTACAAGATCCAGGTATCACACCATGGATGTATGACTTTACACTTGCAACACTTAAAACAATTATAGGTGAAGCACGTGAAAAATTCTCAACAGTTGCAGGTCCAGGTGGTGGTACTGCTCTAAACGGAGCGGCTATGAAAGCAGAAGGTAAGCAAGAACAAGAAAGATGTCTTAAAGACCTCAGAGACTACGTTGACTACTCACAACCTCTTACTTGGATTCAAGGATAATTGACGATCTGAGCAATGACATAAGAAGCATTTTGCTCCATGATAATATATGGGCATTACTGACTTCTTGTGATACTACTGAATCAAGTTTTGGTCATGCAATTAATAATTCATTGCAACCTTTTCGTGGTCATTTAGATACACCAGTTGACCAATCAGTAATAAATGATATTGAGTATCTTGTCATTGGCTTCGCTTTATTTGAACCTCAAGTAAACAGTAATCATACATCTTGGATAGAAGATTGTCTTCATTATTGTAAAACTAGCAATTTATTTCCCAATTTAAAATCAGTGTATGTCTTATATGAAAACACTTATATTAATTTTACAAGTCTTACAGATCATTACCCTACTTATGGTGTTCGACTCAATTACTTTTTATTACGATCTGAAGGTACAGAAGAAAAAGCAATTGGTATAGACAATTCTTATGATAACACTTGGTTCCGAAAGGCTGAAGTTAATTTAGGCTTTAATTACAATAAAGCAGTTTGGATGATTGGAGATATAACCAATAGACCTCACAAGTTTCCTCTCTTATACAAATTTCATACAGAAAATAAATTAGATGTTTTGGACTACTCATTAACTTACAGATTGAATGACCAAACAAATGAACATTTTAGAGAAAACAATTACAATCATTTGATAGATTGGATGAATGAACTTTATGATTTAGATTTAGATTTATCTAAGATGAAAACTTTGTATCATACTTTTGCAAAAGAGTTTGAAGGTGATCAATTCAGTAAAATGATTGAACAACATGTAAATTCATTTGACATTGCTAACTACGTTTTTCCTCCTGCATACAATGATGCTAGACTTATCATAAACCCAGAGACTTGGTGGAAACAAATTCTTACTGAAAATTATCCTGAAGATTCTCAAAGTTTTTCGGTTACAGAAAAAACTTGGAAACCAATAGCAGTCAAAAAGCCATTCATAGGCATAAGTTGCAATGACATGCTTGATAGACATTTAGAATCGTTAGGGTTTAGAACTTTTAGAAAATATACTAATCACCCTAATAATCTAATTGTTGATGATAAAGACTTAGAGCAATATATAACAGTTGCATATGAAAGAGTGGTTAGTTTTTTAAAGAACTCACACTCTCGTAGACAAGAGATTTGGGAAGATATAGAACATAATCATGCACAATGGCAAAAGATTTTAACCCGTGAATGGGATTTGTTATATCAAAAATGTCCTCCTTTTAAGCATGTAAATAAGGATAAACTTCTGAGAGCCTTTTGTTTACCCTATGATGCTCTTATTAACCAAAAAGACTTGACTTTCCCTCCCGTATAGTTTATAATAGTGACTACTTGACTAGAGGACTATTCCGTATGATTATAGGCATTACAGGACTTATCAGCAGTGGTAAAGATACTGCGGCTGATTATCTTATTCGATTTCATGGCTTTAAAAAACTGAGTTATGCAGGTCCCTTGAAGGATTGTGTGTCTGCAATCTTTGGCTGGGATAGAGAAATGCTAGAAGGCACAACTCAATCTAGCAGAGAGTGGCGAGAAGAAGTTGATGAGTGGTGGGCAAAACGATTAGCCATGCCTCATCTGACTCCTCGTTGGGTCTTGCAGTATTGGGGAACTGAAGTAGGCAGACGATCATTTCATAATGATATCTGGGTGTCAGCAGTAGAAAATCAATTGCGTAATATACAAGATGATGTAGTTATAACTGATTGTCGATTTAAGAATGAAGTCGATGCAATTAAAAATGCAGGTGGAACTACAATCAGAGTCGAAAGAGGTGATTATCCTAAATGGATCGTAGATGCTGTGGATTACAATCACACTCGAAATCCTCAAGCACTTGCACGATTAACTGATTTAAATATTCATGCTAGTGAATATAGTAGTGTAGGATTAAATTACGATCACACTATTAAGAATGACGGCACGATTGATGATTTGCATAAAGCAATGGAATCAATAGTCAACAGTTAAGTCTCCTCTCACCCAGACTATTTCTTTTCTTTTGACGACCTCGATACAGTTTAAACAGATTGTTCTTAAATTAGTAAAGTTTACGTTTCGAGGTTTGCCGTCTATATGATAGACAGTCATTTGTGTAGAGTATAAACTTTTAAAGCCACACAAAAAACAGTTAGGCTGTTTTTCATATCCTGCTTGTTGCCACAAAAAAATTGGTTTTTTATTTGGGTGAATACATGAATCACATTTACTTCTATAATGTCTAATGCCTTTTCTTATATAATTAACAGCACAAACGTTTTTATTGCAAATTTGACAGATAGGTCTCGTTGATTCCATGCAGTTATTTATTCAAAACCTTCAAAGGTTTTTTTAATCCGTTGTTTTTTGTAATACATGATAAATAATAGTATGAAAAAACAATCAGGGTGTAACCCTCAAAATCATACAAAAGGAATATTATCATGGCACTAACATCACCAGGCGTACAAGTCTCAGTTATTGACGAAAGTCAATATCTTGCTGGAGCACCAGCATCAGTTCCGTTTTTCTTATTTGCGACAGCAGAAAACAAAGCGGATCCAACATCAACTGCAACAGCGGCGGCAACAACTTCTGCAAATGCAGGTAAACTATATACAATTACAAGTCAAAGAGACTTAGTTACTCTATATGGTAATCCATTCTTCTACTCATCATCTGCAGGAACACCAATCCAAGGATATGAATTAAATGAATATGGATTATTAGCGGCTTATTCAGCACTTGGTATTACTAATCAAGTATATGCATTAAGAGCAGATATCGATCTAGCAAGTTTAGTCGGATCAACAGGTCGTCCAACTGGAGCACCAACAAATGGCGCTTACTGGTTAGATGCTACTGATTCTACATGGGGACTTAATATATGGAGTGAATCAACTCAAGCATTTACTGCACCAACTCCAATCGTAATTACATTAGCATCTCAAGTATCTAGTGGTCAGCCACTATCATCAGTTGGTAACATCGGTGATTATGCAATCGTTGCTATCCCTACTTATGATTCTCCAACATCAACTACTAATCAAACATATTGGTACAAAAATAGTTCAAATGCTTGGGTAGAATTAGGATCAGTTCCTTGGATGAACTCTTTTGCTACACTTGTAACACCAACTGCTAACCCAACATTGACTGAAGGAGATACAGTTGAACTTTCAATTAGTGGTGGACTAGGCGCAGGAGGCAGTAATACTGTTTCTCTCGTAGTTGCGGCGGCACCAAACAACACTGTTAATCAATTAGCACAAGACATTAATTCTCTTAACTGGGAATACATTTCAGCAGATGCTTCTAATGGCAAACTTAACATTTATTCTGCTCAAACAGGTGGAACACCTAACAGTGACGATGTTAATTTAAATGCATATTTCGTAAGATTGCATGATGCTACTGGTACTATAATGACTGACTTAGGTTATACAGCGGCGGCACAACTTTCATATCAGCCAAGAGTTGCATATGGAACTTCTGCTCAACAACCAGTTTGGGGGTCAGCACAAGATTATCCAGCACCAACAGGCTCTACATGGGTTCAGGTTAACGGTACAGGATTACAACCAGTAATCTCTTCATACAACTCAACAACTGCATCTTGGACTGCAAAAACTCAGTCATTCGCAACTTCTGATTGGAGTCAAATCTATTCAGCAGACTCAACAGGTGGCGGAGCAATAGCGGCAGGTGACGTTTATACTCAGTATGGATTCGATAGTGACTTCAATGCAGGTCCTGTTTACTACTGGTACAGAGCGGCAACAGGCGCAACTGTAGTTAAAGGTGTAAATACTACACCAGACTTTACTTCAGGACCATATGTTGCAGGAGTTCAAATTTCAACACCAGGTGTTTCTACACTTAGTAGTTCATATCCATTCAACTTAGCAGATGCTACAGATGCTACAGATTTCGTAACTGCATGGTCAGCGGCGAACATACCTTACACATCTGCATCAGTTAACGATGACGGTACTATTTCATTAACACACACAGCAGGTGGTGTTATTGTATTAGATGATTATAAAGCAGACGGAACATCATCTGGTTTATGGGCAGAAGCAGGATTCAATATATCTACTACTGTAGGTGGTAAAGAAGGTCCTTTCAGAAATGACATTACCTTTAACAGCACACAGGCTTCAACAACAGGTTCAGGTACAGGATTACAAATTGCTGTAACAAATAACTATGGATTCTACGATTTTAATCCAATTTCAGTTGTAGGCGCAGGTACAGGACATGCAGTAGGCGACAGAGTTACTTTCTCAGGCGTAGATTTTGGCGGAGCAACACCAGCAAATGACTTAGTAGTTACTATAACAAAAGTCACTGCAGGTGCAGTTGATGCTTATACTTGGTATTCAGGTACTGGTCCAGATATGTACACAGTTCAGTTATCTAACTGGAGAGAATTCTCAT